ACACCCTCAAAATCACAGTGCTTGCCGGCACAAGATTCAATTTCTTCTTGCATATCGCATACCACCTCATACCACCAGCTGAATGTCGGAAACATCCGCTCCAACTATGACACCCCAGCAGCTTGTCACTGCCGTACGTTCAAAAGATCCGATGTACGGCCTTTGTGCCTCTCGTCAAATTTCTGACGAGGGGTGCGATTGGCTCAAGTTCGCGCTTGATCCTTTTCATGACCTCCAGCTTGATAACCTCAGGGGATACCCTGATGTTAACACCGAGCCGACCGTGATCGTTAAGGTCCGACAGGCCATCGAGTTGTCGGCCCCTACGGGCCTTCCAGCTGGATCCAACTGGGATTGTCACATTGCCCTATCTCCTATAGATTGGGCAAAGCCTAATGGCTATATTTACGAAGCAGCATCTTCTACTGCTGGCTACAACGCCATGGCCAAGGTTTATCCTCAAGGCAATGGCGCGGGTTTTCCCGCCGGCCAGATCGCAGCAGTTGGCGACCCGGCTGGCCCTCAGGTGGGCAAGGGAGTCACTGGCCGTGTTGACGGTCTCGTCATCAATTCGGTGCCAGCAGGTGCTGCAAATGGTGGCGACATGACTTTCACGCCCGGACACATGCCTTTGTCGGCAAATAACGGGTATGCAGTCGACAACATCACCCTCGACAACTACCTCGATTTTGACAACACCGATCTTGGCGTTTATCGCCTCGTTTATTCTGGCTTCGAGGTAGTCAACACCACCGCGCAGATCTACAAGCAGGGTGCCTGTACCGTTTACGAGTACGGTCATTCTTATGAGACTGCGCAAGCGACGGTCCCTTGGGACCTACACAAGGGCATTACCCCCCCTGACACCGGGGTGATGTTCAATTCTTTGGCAACGAATCAGTTTCGTTCGCCTCCTAATACGATAGCCGAGGCTAAGATCATGCCCGGCGCTCATACTTGGCCTGCCCAAGACGGCTGTTACTGCACTTCAAAGTTCCTTAGCGACAATCCTTTTCAAGGCGCTACGAATCGTAACTACATTATTCAGCAAAACCAGCAATATGCTGGTGTCGACTCGGGCTATGGCCTTTCGCAGGTAGGCTTCACCAATGGCTCTATCATTTCTCCCGGCTTTCTAGGTAATATTAATGCCGGTATCGTTGGCACCACCAACGATACGCAGTATGGTGGTGACCCTGGTGCTACAGCTGCTCCCGCAACGCACTTTTCGCGCATGTCCACGTCCGGAGCTTATTTTACCGGGCTGTCCCCACAGACTACGCTATTCGTTACATGGCGTGTTGGACTGGAGCGTCTTCCTGCTGCAAACAAGCCTACTTTTCTTGCACTCGCACAGCCGAGTGCCACCTACGACCCGCAAGCTCTCCTGCTGTACAACCTGATCGCAAATCATCTTCCTCCAGGTTGTCCTCAGGGATGGAACGACCTTGGCAAGTGGTTTAACACTATCGCAACCGTTGCCAAACGAGTCATTCCTGGGGCCTTTCCCCTTGTTACAACTGCTCAGATGATTCTTAATGGATTGGGCGCCGTTAACCAGGCGAAGGCACTCCCGGACGCAATCCGTGGAGCACAACAGGTTTATCAGCTTGTCCGTGGTAACGCTGCGGCACGTCCCAGTGTCCGCGGATCAGCCGCACGGGTTATTCAAGCCGCTGCTCGTTCTAAACAGAACGGTGGCGGACGCGGCAAGCTGGCTGTCCAGAACTTTGGGCCGCCTGCTCAAGGGAACGGTCGTCGCGCTCGACGCGGCGTCCAACAGTTCTCCCAAATGTCGTAGGGTAGTCACTACGCGTTTATCACCGAGAACAAACGCGTAAACATTGGAGATCTTTTCTCCATCCGTATATCCCTCAACCCTCTTCTAATGATTTGCGGCCGAATTTTCTTGGCCGTATATGAAGACGTAGGAGCATAAGGGGCCGTCGCGCCGTTCGGCAAAGCGGCGCGGCACCATTTTAGTCCACGAGAGGCACAGTAGTGCGCTGTAGTGGCGCTCACACAATTCTCCCAGACGGGGGCACAATCCGTCTAACAGGAGTCTGCTAGAG